CTAGTACGACAGGTACGATTACGTTCGCCAAACGCGGGACGCAGACCATCACCAGCAACGGCATTACTTTTGGTTGTCCTGTCACGATAGATTCCGTTACTGGTGTTGTCCAGCTTGCAGATGCGTTGTCGCTTGACTCAACACGTACCCTGACCCTCACATCTGGCACGTTTGATGCGGTGTCGTATAACGTGACGACGGGATTGTTTAGCGCTGTTTTTGCAACATCAGGTTCCAGATTAAAAATGGGTTCTGGAACGTGGACGCTTTCTGGAACCGGGAGCGTCTGGACTGGTATTTCGTCTGATGTTACCTTTTATAAAGGTACTGCAGACATCGTCCTGTCCAACACCAGCACCTCTGCCCGTACATTCACAGGCGGCGGTCTTTCATACAACAAACTCACCATCGGCGGCACAACTGGCACATCCACCCTCACCATCACCGGCAACAACCAATTTAGTGAACTTGCCTCAACCAAAACCGTAGCCCACACCATTGCCCTTGGCACCACAACCCAGACCTTCGGCAAGTGGACGGTGACAGGCACCGCAGGCAACGTCGTCACCCTGACCGGCACTGGAACCTCCCACATCCTCGCAGGAGCCTGCACCAGCGGCATTGACTACCTTGCTATGGGAAGCATTGGCTTTGCTGCCACAAGCCCTGGTGAGTTCTACGCTGGTGCCAACAGCACCGGCACGGCCGCAGCGCCTGTCTATCGCACAGCCAAGCCTGCTGACAGCACGCGCTATTGGGTTGGTGGCACAGGCAACTGGAGCGACACAGCACGCTGGTCTACGACATCTGGAACAGGCAGCGGAGCTTCTGTGCCGCGCAGCCACGATGATGTTGTGTTTGATTCAGGCAGCAATGGGACAGCCTACACAGCCACAGTGAACGCTGTTACAGGCGGCATCAGGATGAAGGCGTTGACCATTGCTGGACCGGCGTCGGGGAATGTGACGTTGGCGGGTTCTACGGCAATGGACGGTATCCATGGCAATGTGACGCTGCCCGCGACGGGGCTGACTCGGACGTATACGGGGGCGATGACGCTGTCGAGCAATTCCACCGGGCTGACGTTTACGACGAACGGGGTTGCGCTGGCATCTTCCATTACCGTCAATGGCGTAGATTGCTCGTGGAGCTTGGGTTCTGCATTGGATACAGGAGCATCAAATGGAATAACCGTTACCAACGGAACGTTCAGTTTTGCAAATTACAACTATACAGGGTTGTCAATAAGTTCTAGTAGCGCAAATTCCAGAACAATTGATTTTGGTGCAGGGACGGCTACTCTATCTGGGTCTACGCCAATCAATTTTGGTACAACCGAAACGAGCCGAGCCAATCTCACCGTTACCGCAGGGACTTCACAGATCAATTTATCTAACGCAAGCCCTATTTTTTCCGGCAACAACCAAACCTTCTACAACGTAGCCTTCACCAGCACCAGCGCAGGCACCGTCACCCTCAACGGCACCAACAGCTTCAACAACCTGTCCTTCACCGGCATCACCTCTGCTGGTCTGAAGATCATCTCCGTCACCGCCAACCAAACCGTCACAGGCACGCTCACCTTCTCCGCAGGCACCAACGCCACCATGCGGCACTTCGTCCGCAGCAACACCATTGGCACCACCCGCACCATCACAGCCGCTGCTGTGTCGATGACCGACGTAGACTTCCGCGACATCACCATCGCCGGTGCTGCTGCCCCAGCCTCCGGTACGCGCATTGGAGATTGCAAGGGTAACAGCGGCATCACGTTTACAGCCGCTGCCAACAAGTATTGGAACCTTGCTGCTGGAGGCAATTGGTCTGCGACAGGCTGGGCGCTCAACAGCGGTGATGCACCTGCTGTAAACAACTTCCCATTGGCGCAGGACACCTGCTTCTTTGAAGCTACAGGGTTGAACAGCGGAGCCACCGTCACCATCAACCAAAGCTACAACATTGGCACCATCGACATGTCGGCTAGGACGACGAATACGATGACATTACAAGGACCAACTGGAGCAATATCGCCAGTCATACACGGAAATTGGATTAATGGTACTGGCACTACGCTGTCGGGTACGGGATTCATTACCTTTTCAGGGCGGGGAAGTCAAACTATTACAAGTGCTGGGGCTACGTTTACGCAGGGCTTCGCAATTGATACACCAAACGGATCTGTTACGTTGCAGGATGCTTTTGGAACAAGTTTATCTAATGCGTTCCTTATTACAAACGGAACGTTTGATGCAGCAACTTTTAATGTGACCCTTTCTGGGTCGTCTTCTGCGGTAAGTTCATCTAATTCAAACACTAGAACTATTGCAGTTGGGTCAGGTACGTGGACGCTTGCTGGTTCCAGTACAGCATGGAACGCAGCCACCTCCACCAACCTCACCGTCACCGGCACCGGCACCATCAGCCTCACCTCATCCTCTGCCAAGACCTTCGCTGGCGGCGACATAGCCTACACCAACATCACCCTGAACCAAGGCGGCAACGGCACCCTCACCATCACTGGCAACAACACCTTCAAGACCATCAGCAGCACTGCCACTGCTGCCAACACCATCAACATGGGCACCACCACCCAGCGCATTACAACATCGTGGACTGCCTCTGGCACTGCTGGCAACATTCTCACCATCCAAGGCACTTCAGCATCTTCGCCTTGCACACTGGTCTTCACAGGCAGTGGACAAGCCGCTGATGTTGACTACCTAGCCATCACAGGCGTTAGAGCATATCCGCTATGACTTGGTACGCAGGTAATAACTCCACCAACAACGGATCGTTGGGGTGGATATTTGCGCCCGGCGGAGTTGTTTACGAAATAGATGCAGGATCTGGCTCGTACGCGATTACCGGCCAAGCAGCAACGTTTGTAGTTGAGGCAAGTTTTGACGCTGCCGCAGGCTCTTACGTTGTCAGCGGTCAAACGGCAACACTGTCGGCAAACCGACAGGTCAACGCTGAAGTTGGTTTGTACGCGCTTGCCGGTCAGGCGGCAACGCTTCTTGCTGACAGAACAATAGCGACAGATGCCGGCATCTACAATGTGTCTGGGCAAGCAGCAACGCTGGAGCTTGAACGCGTATTTAATGCTCAAGTCGGAAGTTACGCAGTTGCCGGCCAAGACGTTGAGTTTGCAAAAACTGCCGTAATTTTTGCCGAAGCTGGGGTGTACGCGATTGCTGGGCAACCAGCAACGTTTGCAATAATTCTTGAGTACCCGTTGCCCGAGGACGTCAGAAGCGGTGTACAGTACGGCCCTGGTGGCATTTACGTCGGCACCATGCCGCCGAATTCCAGGGTGCCAATCCGGTCTTTCACTGGGAGTTTCTAAATGTCCATGAACCTCAAGGCCATTACCACGCGGCTGGGTTACGAACAGATCACCGGCCTAAGTTCCGCCAAGAGCCTCACCGTTCCGACCAGAGACGTGAACGGTCTGTCATGCAGGCCGTCCATAGCTCTGATTGTTGCAGAATCAGCAGCCGTTCGTTGGCGAGACGACGGCGTTGCGCCCACCGCATCTGTTGGGATGCCGTTGGCAGCAGGTGTGACTTTGCAATACGACGGCGACCTGACATACATTCAGTTCATCGAGCAAAGCGGAAGCTCCAAACTCAACGTAAGCTATTACGCTTAAGGACAGCGCCATGAACGTTTTTGGCGATTTTGGACAGATTGACACTGACAAGTTCCTTGACTACGTTGCCAAGCAGCTGCCAGCAGATGTGGCCACGTTGGTGCAAGCGCGGGATGAGATTGCGCTTCGTCAAGGCGCGTTGACCGCTGTACAAGACGCAGCAAAACTGCGCGCCGACGCCAAGGTGGAGTTGGACGCGGCCAAAAAGGACGCAGCCGGCTTGGTTGCGGAAGCGCAGCGCAAACTGGAAGAAAACAAGCTGTTGCAAGATGAGTTGAATGCCAACTTGCAGGCTTATGATCTTCAAGCCGAATCGTTCAAACGCGACTCAACCGCCAAATGGTCTGAGCTTGCCGCTAGAGAAAAAGCGGTTGCCACCAAAGAAGCAGACGTTGCTTCACGCGAAGAAAAGATGCGTTTTGCGCAAGATGCTTTGCAAACAGAGCGCGAGCGACTTGATGCCCGGATCAAGGCGTTTCAAGACAAAGTTGCATCGCTCAGTATTTAATGCGGTACACTGCCGCCGTACCGGCCCGTTGACCGGGGATTCCACGGAATCAAATGGACGCAGATCAACTGCCCGTAGCGGACACCGCGCCAGCGGAACCCGTGCAAGCGCCCGAGGCGACGGCGGCCCCGGAAAGCGCAACCGAACAGCCGGCAGATCAGCAGTCAAGGACTTTCTCCCAGGAGGAGGTTGATGCTCTGATCACCAAGCGGCTCGCAAAAGAGCAGCGCAAGTGGGAAAAACGCATCGCCCAGCCGCAGCAAACTGCTGCGCCGGTAGCGCCGCCCAGTGCTGACCAGTTCGCCAGCGTCGAAGAGTATGCGCAAGCACTCGCCGAACGCAAGGCGCATGAACTGGTGCAGCAGCAAGAGGCACGCCGGCAGCAGGAAACTACGCTGGAGGCCTATCAGGAGCGGGAAGAAGCCGCCCGGGAAAAGTACACCGATTTCGAGTCGGTGGCGCTGAACCCGAGGCTTCCGATTACGACTGTGATGGCCGAGACGATTCGTGCCTCAGACGCAGGCCCGGACGTCGCGTACTACCTCGGGAGCAATCCCAAGGAGGCGGATCGTATTTCCAAACTGCCGGCTTTTCTGCAGGCCAAGGAGATCGGGAAGATCGAAGCCAAGGTGGCCAACGCTCCCCCGGTCAAACGCACGTCCGCAGCCCCTTCACCGATCACGCCAGTGAACTCGCGCCAAACGTCCACGCCGGCCTACGATACGACGGACCCCCGTGCCGCCAAGTCGATGTCCACCAGCGAATGGATTGCGGCCGAACGCGAGCGCCAGGTCAGGAAGTGGGAAGCACAGCACCGCAATCGCTAACTGAAAGGAAACAGTCATGGCACAGAGTCTTCTGACCATCGACATGATCACCAACAAGGCGTTGGAGATCCTGGAGAACAACCTGGTCATCACCCGCAACGTCAACCGCCAGTACGACGACTCGTTCGCCGTCGAGGGCGCCAAGATCGGCGACACGCTGCGCATCCGCCTGCCGGATCGCGCGCTGGTCACCGACGGCGCCGCCCTGCAAGTCCAAGAGGTCAATCAGCAGTTCACCACGCTGACCATCGCATCGCAGAAGCACATCGGCGTGAACTTCACGTCGGCCGAGCTGGCGCTGTCGATGGACGACTTCGCCGACCGCGTGCTCAAGCCCCGCGTCTCGCAACTGGCCTCCAGCATCGACGCCGACGTCGCCAACGCCTACAAGGACATCTTCCAGTCCGTGGGCACCCCCGGCACCGTGCCGGCCACCTCGCTGGTGCTGCTGCAAGCGCAGCAGAAGCTCAACGAGGCCGCTGCCGTCATGTCGCCGCGCTACGCCACCGTCAACCCGGCGGCCAACGCGGGCCTGGTGGAAGGCATGAAGGGCCTGTTCAACCCGACCAGCACGATCTCGCGCCAGTTCAAGAACGGCATGATGGGCGAAGGCATCCTCGGCTACGAGGAGATCAACATGTCGCAGTCCATCAAGGTGCACACGACCGGCTCGGCCTCGCGGTCGGACACGCCCATCGTGAAGACCACGCTGACCAACGGCGCGACCAAGCTGACGCTGGACAACTGCACGGACGGCCTCACGCTGGTCCCGGGCGACGTGTTCACCATCGCCGGCGTGTTTGCGGTCAACCCGCAGACCCGCGAGTCCACCG